ACGATTCGAGCGCCCAATAATCAAACAAGAGATCTTCCGTTTTGCGTATTGGATTTTTTACGGCCATCCGGCTGGCCAGTTCCTCAAACCAGCACAGGTGAAACTTTGCAAAATCCAATCTGTCGGGGTGGCCATACCAATAGCCGTCGGATCCTCGCCAAGAGTCGATGCTGTCTTTGGGAGCTTGGTCAATCGTCTTTAGAAATAGTCGGCGTGAAATATCAGACCGGAGCGCGTCGATTTCCTCAAATCTGCAAAGGTCAGGACTGTAATAGTGCGTGATCTCTAGTTCAGGATTTTGCAGGCATAGGCGGCGCAGAAAGTTTAGCTGCACCAGATTGTCGCCAAGTCTAAACGCATTGTGCGTGTGAATCACGGATTGCGTTCCTTAAAAATCTTTTCCCCCAGCGTGTAGTTTTCTTTGGCATTGTGCTTTTTGAATTCTTCGTCCTGTGGTGCGCCGGTGAAGAATGGGTTGTTATGTTTGAAGACGACGTCTTTTGCGTCCACGATCACTCCGTCAAATTTTGCCCTGTGACTGAATTCATTGTCCGACCATATTCCCGAGCATTGATCGTATTGAGCCGCAAACATGGCGCCCTGATCCTCTAACCTTGCCCGGGTCATGATCGCCATACACAGTAGGTCGTCCTTCCGGTGGCCGTCGCTGATCGCCAAAACCTTCGACTTGCTGGTATCGCCAAGCCTATCGATCAGGATCTGATCCCAGTGCAGCGGTGGATCCCAATCGTCGGAGCCCTGCACGATGATCTCGCCTTGCGCCACAGCGGCCGCCCTATTCCAAGCGGCGATGCAGCTCCCCTTGCCCATGACTGGCCCCCACGGTTTCAACGTCTTCGCCTTTTCATCGTCGTCGTCGCAGGAAAAGATCCACTCGACGGCCGCTGGATCGGCCGCCTTTTTCATCCATAAGATCCGGGCGTTAATCGCTTCTTGTGGGCGCCCGCGGGTGGCGTGACAGATTGAAATTTTGACCGGACGAATCTTCCTCCAGCTTGCAGTCACCCGGTCGGCCTCGTCGTTGTCGCCCACGGCGCGGCACGCCGCGATGTATAGATCGATGCATTCAAAGTCATAGACCGTGCGCTGGGCGTTCCAGACCGTGACGCCAGGATCCGATTGAACCATCGCCGATTTGAGATAATGGTAAGCCGACGACCAACGGCCGACGGACGCTTCCTCCCGGGCCAAGTAGTAAAGAGATTCCCGGCGGCTGGGATTCATGTGATGCGCCTTGTGATAAAGCTCGATCCGTTTTTCACGGTCAGGCGTGGCCGTCGCCAAATTGTTCATCGCCTCATAGGCCAGCGTCGCTTCTTGATCCGGCCAGTGCGCGGCAGCGTTTGACCATGTGATCGATTCCGTCCGGTTGTTGGATAGGAAAAGTTCTTGCTGGTAGTAGTACGCATACTTGCCGGCCTCGCTGAGTTGCGCTTTTAGAATGCGCAGATTGCGGTCAGCGCTTCCCTGCTTGTATCCACCTGGGTGATGTTCAACCCAGACCGCCTGCTCACCCACTGAAGTGAATCCCGGAAGAGGCAACAGCGCCTCATGAACGGCGTAGTTCCACCGCCCCGTCCATCCGTTGTCGGTTTTCTTGACCATCCGTTCGCGTACTGGGCGCAGTTTGGCGTTTATAACGTCATAAACTCCGGCATAGATGCCGACCTTCGGATCGGATTCAAACGCCGCCACGGCCCTTTTAAACGCGTTTTTTAGGTCTTTATGAGGCAGGTCATCACAGTCGATCCACACGGCATACTCGCCAGAGCAGGCGTCCAGTGCCTTGTTGCGGGCGGCTGCGAAATTGTCGATATGCGGCCAATCGGCGCCTGCCGGGGCGTTGTGATATTCCGTGATGACGGCCCCAGCCTTTTCAGCGATCGCCCGGGTGCCGTCGTCCGGCCGGGATCCCTGCGCCATGCAGACGACCAGTTCATCGCAGAACGGTTTGAATGCATTCAGACAACGTTCCATGAATGCGGCCTCGTGCCCTGCAATCATGTAAATTGAAATTTTAGGATTTCGGGTGGCCACGGTTAAACCTCTCGAAGTCCGAGGACGTAGCTTCCGACCGATGTATCCAAAGACGCCACCCGGTAGCTGACCGAGTTCGCCACAAGAATGGATCCAATTGTGGGGGCCGATGAGATGGCGGTCAGGTCGATGGTGAACGTGGAATTTAGATCCAAATCAAAACCGCCCAGCTCGACGTTTTCTTTGCGTGAGACAACGGACAGGATCCCGGTGACGCTTGTGGATCCGATGGTGGCGGCGGTGCCGGTCTGGGTGTAAAGAGCCGCCAGGCTTTCCTTCAGGCATTCAGTAAATTCAGACATTTGAGGATTTCTTAAAGTGGAAAGGGCGGCGGGCCTTTCAGCCCACCGCCCTCCCCGGGTGAATTAGCTACCGTTGATACGTACGAGGCTGTTGGTCTCGCCGGCCTTGCAGCCGTAAATGAGGCAGTAGGTTCTGCTGAGCTGTCCTGTCTGGACAGAATAGGCCTCTCGCACCTGGACAGAAAGTCCGGTGCGGGGTTCCGTCACCACGCTGATGTCGCCGGGGATCGGGACGCCAGTGGGAATTTCGGGAACGCGGGCTGCAATCAAGAGCGCTTCACGCTGGGCGAAGAATCCGCCGAGAGTGATGCTGTTAGAAGGCACCGCGCTATACATGTTGATGTTGAACCCGGCAACGGATCCGATGCCAGCCGTGCGGGCCTGTTCACCGGAGATCTGAGCGTTCGCCACGATGGTCGAATCATTCAAGAGACGGCCATAGAACGAAGGGGCGAGAACCGCGTACCGATCGTGCTGGGGAACGTTTGCGTTGTTGAGGGTGATTCCAGCCGACACCACAGAGGCGTAGCTGAAGGTGGCCGAGCTCTGCGTGAGAGCGCTGGTGAAGCTGCTGGAAGTGACGAGCGCGAGCAAGTCACCGACCATCTGCAACCCGAGAGCGTGAGCGGCCGCACCGGCGAACCGTTCGATCAGGTTGATGTTGGAGCTGGTGCGCTCCTGATCGTCCACAGAATAGGTCACATGTTTGAATTTATTCAAAATTATTGCGACATCACTTTGGGTTGTAGCGCTCGCCACGTAGCCGTTGGCCTGCGAGTAGTCCTGTGCAGTCGTCGCAGAGATACGGTGGGTGTAGATCGAGGCGTTGTATTTTGCAGCCTCAGACGAAAAATCTGCGACTGAATTGCGAAGGAACGAATAATCCGCCACGAGGATCTCGAGAGCCCTCTGAGCGATTACGTTGGCATTCGTTGTTCCGAGTGTATTGGCCATTGTAGTGTTCTCCTAGTGGACTGGATTACAGTCCGAGTTTGCGAAGCAGTTCCGACCGACGGGCCGGGGACTTTTCCGCGTTGAATTGATTGAGGATTTCAGCCCGGCCGAGCGGTTGGCTCGATTCAGCGGGAACCGCCACTGCACCAGCAGCGTCGGCCTTGGCTTTTTCCAAAGTAGTTAAAACCTTTTCGTCGGACTTGGCGCTCATCTCGGAAGGCATAGGCTTTTTGGCCATGTCTTCGGCGGGAGCTTCAGGAGCTTCAGTGATGTCCTGAGTTGCGTCGGCTTTCATCAGCGCAAGCAGCTCGGCCAGCATTCCGGCGATGTCGGTCAAAGTAGGTTCGGCCATTTTTTCCTCGGGCTTGTCGGAAGGTTTATCGGCAGGCATTTCGGCCAGCTCGGCTTTCACTTCGACAACGGGAGCTTCAACGGAAGGAGCTGCGACCTCGGCCACAACGGCCGGCGCAATCTCCTCTTTCTTTACTTCGACAGACGCTTCGTTCATTTGCAGTTTTTTGATGTCAACTGCACAGAACGCAGAAAATAGCCCTGCGCTATTTGCGGCAGGAGAACTCACGACGCTGATATCAAAAATTTCATCTACCCTGGCGAAACGATCTCCAGCGATTTCTTCAGGCACGCCGCTGAACGTAAGGGATAGGCCGAACCCCTCCGGGAGTACTTGCGCCAAGTGCTGTACGAACTGCGCTTCGTTTGTGTTAAACAGGGTCAGATCGCCCATTAGACGTTCGCCGTCGATCCTGAATCCGTCGATATATCCAAGGATCCCTGAAACCTCTGCGCCGTGGCCCATGGTTACTTTGATCCGCTTCATGGAATTGGCGACTTCGAGCGCCTGCTCGAGTGACTTTTGATCGATCAGCAGATTGTGGCCTTTGGCCTCGCCGATCGTAAGAATAGAAACGTTTGAGAGTTTGTTGGCCATGCAGGCCAACGCGTGTCAAAAACCTAGTTTCTCAGCAGGACTGGACTAGGGAAAATAGGCTGAAAAGTGGCAGGCTGACCGCCTTCGGGTGGCGGAGTGTGGTGATCGCTGATCGCTTGAAAGATTGAATCGCAGATATGCTTTGCTGATTCTTCGTTTTTAATCGACAGAATCTCATTGTTTAATCCGCCAAGTTTTAGAAGAACCGAGCAACGTGGCTTGCCGACGTACATCTTATAAAGAATGGCAGCGCTTCCACCGGTGATGATAAAGGATGTGGCGTAGGATTTTAATGTGAAAAGGATGGGCCCAAAAAGCAGGCCAAACAGGGAAAGAAAAGTCCAAAGCAAAGTCACGACATTGAAGTTTTTGTTTTTTTCCCATTCGACTCCGTGAATGGCTGGGATTGCAAATTTCTTGTTACCGAACTGCACGACCTGTGAAGTAATTAAAAGTGTGCCGTCATTGTAATAAACATGCGGGCCAGCGGGTGCCGCATGTTCCTGTTGCTCGTTTTGGTGGTATTCGTCGAAATCGATCCGCCGCATGCACAAACATTAAACCAGCAGAAACGGCGAACAATACAAATCAGCGCTTCTTTTTAGACTTTGACTTTTGATCCTTCAGTCCTACGGCTTTCGCAACCATATCGAGTTCCTTGGCGGACAGGCTAAAGTCAGGATCGTCTTTCATCGTGAAGGATTCTGTCTGTGGCTTAGCGGAAAGTTTCATCTGCCGAACGCACACGGCCGTCCGTTGTGCCGCGTCAGGAAATTCCTTGTTCATGGTCGGATTGCCCATACACCGGCCCATGAAGTTGTCGTCACTTTCGCCAGGATTCTGTGTGGGTAGATCCAGTTCAACCTTCGCTTCCAGATCCGTCTTTGACGTAAAACGTAGTTTGCACGCCGCCTGCCGTTTATCCTGATCGGGATATTCTTTAATCATGCTGGTTTCTGTCATGCACCTATCCATAAAAGCGGATTCGTTTTCGCCTAGTTTGGGATCGGGCATGTTCAGTTCGACCACGGCCGACAGCTCTGCGTCCGGCCCTGCGTTCGGATCCTTTTCAGGATTCACGGGAGTGGGTTCGTCCACGGCGGGAGCTTCTTTGACTGCTTCGACCGGAGCCGCCACGTCGGTCTGCGGGGTCACGGTTCCAATCGATGCGATGAATTCCCGTTCTTTTGCGATCTGTCTGACCTGTTCTTCCCAGTCCTGTCCAAGTTCCCCAAAGTAGTCCTGCAAGGAGGACAGGCCTGCTTTATAGTCTTCCCGCGCCTGCTGTGCCTCGCGGCCGGCGTCCACGGTCAGCGACTTCGGAGTCTGCCATGTTACCTTTGCGTAGTCTTCGACGGCCGGCAGGTCGCCGTTGGCAATCGCTCCGCCGATAAAATAACGCCACGCCCGATTGCAGAATCTGTCGATCAGTAGGCGCTGGCGCTGTTCAAAACGGCGCTGCGCTTTGGCCACAATGAATCGCATTCCTGCTCCGCCAACGCTGGCGGGGTCATAAACGAATTCCACCGGAAGGCCGAGCCCCATCGCCACGTCACGGATCAGGAACTTAGCGAACGGTTCAAAGCCGGCATGCGGCCGGTTTGGCCCGACCATCTCAATCTTTTCGCCCGGGGCAAGTCGCGGGATCGTGGCCGAGCTTGTGATCTCCTCGCGGGCGATTGTGCTTTCGCCGGTATCCTGCGCCTGAACGGTTCCAAAAAATCCGCCCTGCCCTGCCAGCTCATCGCCTTCGTTTGTCGTGATCACAGCGGCAATCGATCCCTGAAGTTTCAGCGCATCCTTTTCAAATTCACCCAACATCTTCAGATCGCGGACGTGATTCAACGCACGGGCCAGTGACGATCCTCCGCGGATCTGGTCAGGCCGTTCCAATTCCATTAAGTGAATGACCGTTTCCGCTCCGAGCTTGCGGTACAGTTCGCCGGTTTGGATCAGGTAGGCGGTGGGCTCTCCGAGCTTTCCAAGGAATACGCCATCGGCTGTTCCGTAGTCGTCGCCTTCGCATACCCGGTGACCTTCGACGATTTGCAGTTTCCCCTTCTCAGTCATGACGACGAAGACGTCGCCGTCCACGTCGATGGATCGTGACAGAGTCAGCAGCATGTCCGTCCAAGTCATCCGGCCGGTGACCTCTGGGGATGGCGCGACCATGTCCCGCCAGTATTCCTCACAGAGTTTTCCGAATTCCTGATCAGCTCCGCGATATTGTGGGCGCAGTCCGGGCCCGATCGAATAGGTGGCAATCGAGTCCACTGCGCCTTTGATCAGGCCGACGTTGCGGTACATGTGCCGTGCAAGTTTGAGAAGTTCCGTCCGGGTCGCTTCGTTAAGATCGAGGCGTGAATCGCGGGCGTGGGCTCCGTAAATGACCGGGCGTTTCCGTGAAAAGCCTGCACCCTCGTAAGGTTGGAACGTGCTGATGCCAGCCCCGAATCCTGCGCCGAACGCTTTGATCCCTGCACCCATCCGGGCCACGAGTGAGACTTTTTTCGACATGATTAGCTGTCCAGAATGTAGGAGAACGAAGCGCTGGTGCGTGTGACCTGCACGCCGTTCAAGTAATCGATGGCAGCCTGAAACAGTTCGACGCGTTCGGTAGGTTTCAGGTCGATTTGAAAACTGGCGGATTGTCCGCCCGCCGACGTTCCCACCAAAGCACGCCCGGAAGCTGCGCCGGTCATGGCCGAGTTTCTGTCGGCCGCCAGATTGGTCAGCGCTGTCGCTGTAACCCCGGAGGCTTGTGCCAGGTAGTTGGTAGCGACGGCCCGAGTAAGTCTGCGGGAAATGGCCATCACTCGCCCGTGGGTGTCAACGATTCTTCATCGAGAGCGGCTGTCGGCCTGATGATTTTTCCAAACACGGCAAAGCCGGCCAGATAGGTTTCGCAGTCGTACAAGTGATCTTGACGGCTTTTGATTCGGACCCATTCGTAGAGATCCTTGCCGGTCTTTCGATTGATGCGGTGGATCTTTTTGTGGGAGCTCATGTGCTCTTTGTATTGTGGGGAAACGTCGTGAGCCACTTCCCACAGCGGCCCCTGCCCGCGGCGTAGCCATGCCAGCAAATCTTGACAGGCCGGTGAACTAAGCAGGATCAGCATGCAGCCGGCGTCGGTGGGTTGCGTTGCGCTGTGGACTGACTTCATCCGACCGCGTGGCGTTTCAATCCAATAGAATGGGCGCTCCTCACCCTTCAACGCCGTGAACTTGTAGCGGGCGGCGATCCGGTAGGTGTCCTGAGCTTCAAACCCGGAGTCGATGCAGACGTGCTTCGGATCCACGCCGAGCTCGTGAAGTGTTTGCGCTACGTCCTCGATCGTTCGGCGTCGCCCTTCCTCTATGAGTCGGCTCGATCCATCCCGGGCGAACGCCCGCACGGCGAACCAGTATTCGTCGATCTGTCTATCTATGGCCGCAAGTTTTATATGTTCCGTTTCCCATGATTGCCTTTTCGCAAAGGCGCCCGCGGGAATGTCCACAGTTTTGTCGTCGTCGAATTGGTCTTCCCAGGGTAAAGCGCTCCACCCGTTCACGAATCCCTGCAATCCGTGGAGATAATGTTTTTCCGTCAGGAACTTTTTGGCGCAGTCGGCGATCGTGACGCTCAGCGAATAGTACGACGGCAGCCGGAAGCTGCGCCGTCCTGGCTCGGCGTTTGGATTGTTGGGCACCCACTTCCCTTGTTCGATTGCCTTACGCCGTTCGCCTTCCGTCCACGGGTGATCACATTTTGTGCAGTGATAGCGTGCCGTCTCCCCAACCTTTTTCATGTCCCACTTTCCGTTCGCGTCCCGAGCTGCGTCGTCCCATCGCACTTGTCCGAATTCCATCGCCTGCGGTTCGTTGCAGGCCGGGCATGGCACGTGATATGTCTCCTGAGATCCGGCCAGATAGTTCGTCCAAATATCGCCAGTGCTGAGTGTGGGCGTGCTGGTCAGAACGTGTTTGCGTGCCGGGAACGCCTTCGTGCGTTCTAGGCATAGCGACATGGCGGAAGTTTCCTTGTCGGTAGGCGGCGCAAACTTGTCCAGCTCATCGAGCACGGCGATGCAGACAGGACGACTTGAGATGTTGGCCGGACTGTTCGATCCGGTCAGCGTCAGCGTGCAGTTTAGAAATTGCATTTCCAGATTTGCAAAGTCGTCGCTGTCGTATGGGAATAGCGCTTTGACCGGCTTGCATTTTTCAAAAATGGGAACCAGCCGCGTCTTGGAATATGACCGCGCCAGATCCGCGTTGGGCATGACTAGCAGTGACGGCGCTGGATCGTTGGCAATCCGATACGCCAGCCACACCGCCAGCGTCAGCGTCTTGCCGGTCTGCGATCCCCAGCATAGGCAGACCGTGTGAACGCCCGGATCCGCCAGCGCTTCGAGCACGCCGCGGACGTAGGGCGAGTTGGCCGTGGAGTACAGCCCGGGCCGAGCCGTAATCCGGCTGTCCAGTTGGATGTTCCGTTCCGCCCATTCAATTACGGACGGCGGCTTTTCATAATGCCAGCGGGCCTTTTCCCGCCGGCGCAGTTCGGTCTGTGCTTTGGTCACAGCGCCGCTTCCACCTGCCTCATGATCTGCCCCACCTCGTTCTCCACCTCCGCCTGCACTTCGGCCGCCAGACGATTGGCGCAGATCGGCGCCAGCCTTTTCGCCATGCCTTTGAGCAGCGGGATCAGCGCGTTGTCCCTGGCTGCCAGCAGCTTGTCGGCCTCATCGATGGGAACCATTTTCCCCTCGGCTTCGTTAATGTCTGGCCGGTCGCCTTTCATTTTTCTCAGCGCCTCCACGACTCGGGTGTAGTCGCTGATCAATGCCGACCGCTCCGGGCCAGTGGCCTGCTTTGCCGCCTCTCCCAGCGTGGCGGCCAGTGATTCCAGCCGATCGATTTCACCGTCCAGACCGACGCCGTCGATCGCCTCAAGTGCTTTCGGCGGGTTTGCAGCCGCCTGCTTTTCAAGTTGGCGCCGCGCTTGGCGCAGACCGACGCCGGCAGCGGCGGCCTGTGCATGGATGGCGGTGTTTTTAGGGCGTCCCATAGGTCAAACTAAGGTTTTTAAATTTCACTCAAAAAAGGAGTGGCAGTGCGTTGCAT